CCTGTCGTCTTTAAATAATTAGTATCATTTCCAGCCAACGAGGCTGCTAATAAAGCTCTAAATGAACTATAAGTAAATGCACGTGTGGAATAGCTCCCTGCATAGTTATAAACAGACACGTCCATTAAAGCCGAATCCGCAAGGTATGGTGGAGTATTTCCGTAAAGATTTGTTGTTCGTGTATATTGGCTAATCTTTTGCGAATATCCTGAAATAACAACAATAAGTAAAAGTATTGACAGTATCGTTTTTTTCATAAATCTATTATTTTAATAACTCCATCTTCAGTAATTTTTATTCCACTTTCTTCGGTTAGTTTAACTCCAAACACCTGAGTCGCTGTGTTATAAGTTACATTTTGTCGGTTGTTATTATCTTTTAACAATCTGTCAATTACTAACCTCTCATCAAAAATAAAAGAAGTTTTTGTTAAAATCTGTGTATTTAAGTTATTAATATTATTGTCGGTTACGAGCTTTAAAAGATAATCTAACGTTCCGTAAGTCTGCAAACAAACGTCATAAATACTCTGATTATATTTTGTTATATAAATCATTCTATTATTTTAATTCCACCTTCTTCGGTAAATTTAATTCCGCCTTCTTCGGTAAATTTTGCACCTATCGGAAGGGTTGGAAGTGGTGCTGTACAATAAATAACACTTCCTGTTCTGCGAAGCGATTGCCGGTTATCAATTCCTAATGTATTATTGTAATAAATTGTAAGTCCTGTAATATTTGTCGAGGAAAGCGTTAAATTATTATCTGTTAAAAATGTAAATAAATAATCGAGGCTACCATAAAGCATAAGGCACACATCATATATAGATTGACCGTATTGTATTTTATAACCTACTTGCATTTGGATTTATTGTATAATTATTTCCATTCTTTATAATAACAGGACGCACAACCTGAAACATATCAGCCTCAAGTTGTGCTTTTAGCGTGTTTTCAACTAAAGAAACGTTTAATTTACTTTTTAAAAGTTGAGGTAGATTTGCCCCCATTTGCGGGGCATTCTTCCACCAGCCCGGGCAACTTACGCAAATATCTAAAATATGCTGATTGTCACTCGGAGTAAAAATAAAATCACCTTTCACCGTATCAAAATAAAGGTCGTTATCAACTTGCTTAAAATCTACAACTGTATTTGCCATATTATTAATTATCTAAGTTGTTCCGTGTTTAATGTTATTATTTTCATAATCTGTTTTGTTAAAGTTTGAGAAATTTCCAGTAAAAGAAATGGTCGGCATACTTGGGGAACCGGTTGCTGCTGTCGGATGTGTGTGTGAATTAAAGGCAGTTTTTAAAGCCGTTATTTCCGTTACTAAATTATTTAATTTGGCTGTTATGTCTATAATTTTAATTAATCCGTCATAGCTTCCATCACCAAATTGAATAGTTCCGGCAACCATATCAATAACCGTATTGCTAATCGTTATATTCCATTCCGTCAAGTCGCTAAATCCTATTACGTAAGATTTGTTATAAGTAGATTGAACAACCACAACCATAGAACCAACTGCAGGGACTTTTATTTCACCGTCATTTGGAACAACGTTTAAAAACACTCCCTCAATAGGCGTATCGCCTTTCCCTGTTACCGGCTTAACATCACAAGTTCTTTTCACTTTATCAACAGCCATAACCTCAGCAACAACTATCTCAACCGTATCAACACCATAAGTCCTTGCAATCTTACGAATCGCCGTTCTTATCGCCTGAATTGTTTCTGTATGCTCTTGTTCATTTTTCATAAACCTGAATTAAGTTGTTCAACTGTATAACCTCTGTCAATACGCAAATGTAATAAAACTTTTTGTCTCAATGATTGCGTTCCGAAAGTTGTTATTACTGATTTTATCAAATACTCTCCATTGCGTTCGGGTAATATATTATCTCGAAGTACAGCCGAATAACCATGTTTTACCATAGGAATTCCAAACGTGGTAAATGACCCTTTGAATCCTGTGTAATAAAATTTAGGTAGATAAAGTTCGGCTTGTCTTATTAATTCTTCTTCGGTTGTTATACCTAAAAAGGGTAAAGAAACAATACTACCTTTATAGTTGCCCCAGTCAGCTTTTTTAATCACCCCATTTTTCCCAACCAATACTTCAAGCCTTTCATTCTTTTGTTTTGGCGAATTGTCTTTATTAAATTCAGAATTAGATTTTGTAATTGTTTGACTTATCGCCTTAATTGCTACGTTAATATCTTCTTTTCGCTGATATTCCAAGTCGTCATTAATGATGTTTTCTTGAAAAGCAAAAACACACTCAATCCTGTCCTGTGGGTAATAAACTATTCCACTACAGCGTAACTCATTGCCTCGCATATAAGAATAAATACTACCTTCGGTTTTTAAACGATTAAGAATGTCTCCAACCGTTTCGTTTTGTGTTCTGAAATCACCCACATTTGTTTGAACCGAACCTGTAACCCGATCAATAACGGTTATATTTTTTCCAGCTAACATTTCAGTAAGCATTGTCTGAACTGTGTAGTCTGAACTTTTCCAAACCTTATTAACAACAGGTATTTGTTTTATTTTCCACATCTCGTCTTCACATTCTAATTCGATTGGAATCCTGTTTTTAATCTTTGTGATATAACCTTCAAAAATAACATTGCTTTCTAAAACTTCCCCCTGTCCATTCATCTGGTCAAAAAATATTCCAACTTCAATTTTAATCTTATCACCTCGCATAATTACAGGGTAATCAATTGCGTTGACTGCTATTATTTGCCCTTGTAAAACCTGATTAACAACCGCATTTATTACATGCTCGTTGTTATAAATAGTTGGTCCCTGCCCATTTATCTGACCGCCTAAATTTATACGATTATTGGATTCATCTAAAATATAAATATTTCGAGGAAGCGTTATTTTTGCGGTGTCGGTTAGGTTCTGCCATGAGCTTACAACTTGTCCCGAATTAACAAAATCCAAAGAAAATGTTTTTGTCCGCTGTATTTTAAACACATCATTAGGTTGCTGAACAATCGTAATCATCGTATAAGGACGCATACTCATGCAATTATACCCCCTGTATTGTTAATTGTTTTTTGTAATTTTAATTCCACAGGGAAATCGGCTATAGCATCGAACTCAAACCGTTGATATTCCTGACTTCCTTCCTCTTGTTTAATACTGTCTCCCTTAATAACAATATTATAAATTTTCACCATTGCCAAATACCATGACACAACTTGCAAAGAACGATTACTGTTTAAAGCTATCATAAGGTTACTAACTGTGTCGGTTGGATAAACGCCGGGAGTTACAGCCGGAATAATTCCGGTTATATGAATATTTGGACTTCTCGACCCGATATATTCAATTATAGTATTGGCTCTTCCTTGTATGTCTGTTGTTATAATATTATTTTCATGCCCTATTTCCATTAACACAGCGTCAAGACAAATCTCTTTAAAACTTCCTATTGTTATTCCGGCATTATTCTGATAGGTATCGGCTTTAATTACAAGATTTGAGTATATCGGAAATCCTAATGCTCCATATTTAATAGGTGTCATTGTTTCAAGGATTCTCTTTGCTCTCAAAGTATTTGCCATGATAGCACCTTTTCCGGCAACCAGACCTGACGAGATGGCTATTTCTTCAAGCGTAGGAATATTTAATTTTGGGTTATGCAAATCTGGAGCACTTTTTGGAAAAATAAAATTTTCCGCCGAAGGTAGTTTCTTTTCTGAAATTGGTTTAAAATATCTTGTTTCCATTTTTATTCCGTTGCTAATATTCCTGCATCTTGTACAACCTTATTCAACGCCTGTCCTAATTGACCCATAAAATCATTAACTCCTGCTTCCATATTTGCGTAAGTGTTCTTCATGTTCTGAAATGGATTATTTATTGTGATTGTTATTTGTTGGAATTTTCCTTCTTTTGGCTCTGACATGCCAGCGCCAAGTCCAGCCTCATCGCCTGTAAGTTTAGCAGTTCTAAAGGCTTCAAGTCTTTTGTCTTGTGATTTTTTGGCTGCTCTTGTAATTAAGTCAATTTGGTATTTATATTGCTTAATCGCTTCCTCTACTTTACTTTTGTCATAATCAGTGGAATTTGCATCGCCAAATAATGACAACTCATCACTAAGTCTTTTTTCAGCTACTTTTTTAGCCAATTCATAATACTTAACCCTTGCTGCGTCTGACTTTTTACCTTCCTTCTCGGCTTCTTCGTAATAGCGGGTAGCTGCTTCGTTTCTATTTTCTTCTATTTTTGCCTGAACAACATTATAAGAACCACCTGCTAAAGCATCTAATACCATTCCAAATTTAGTCCACGCAGACTCAGATGACTTTAATTCAATGCTTAGGTTTTTTAAAGCCTCAGTCCAATGGTCTGTAAATCCCGAAGCTTCCATGAGTTCGCCAACAAATCCGCCGAGACTTTCTTTTGTTTCATCCCACATTGTGCCAAGTCTTTTAAGTTTTTCAGCATTTGTTAAATTGTCTCCGTCCATGAAGTTTTTATATTTTTCGGCGAGAAAATCAACCGCTTCACCATTACGAAGCTGCTCGTCAGTCATGTCATGTATAGCTTTCTCATATCTCCCAAGTTCTTTTTTAGCTCCGACATACGTGTCCTGTAATTGCTTTACAACATTCTGCCAATCCTTACCCTTTGCCCTTGCGTAGCCCATCGCAACGCTTATAATCTTATTTGATTCGCCAACGGAACGACCAGAGGTTATTAAGTTGGTTTGTGCTCTTATAATCTCTTCATCGTC